TCGCCGTGTGGGTGAAGGCGGCCCGCCCCGTGGCCGACAACGACGGCGCCAGGATCGGCGTCGTCATTCACAAGCGGCTCGGCAAGGGCGCGCTGCAGATCGGTCAGTCCTACGTGACGATGGAGCTCGACGACTTCGTCCGGCTGCTCGGCGGCGTGGAGTTCGATCCGAAGTCCATCGACATCGACGCACCGGATGACCTGCTATGAGGTCCATCGCCCAGATCATCCACGACGTGATCGACAACACGGATGCCGCGGACATCGGCTCGCAGGTCTCGGCTGACCGGCTCTCCGAGGAGCTGATCGTCGCGCTCGAGCGTGCCGGCTACGCCACGACCGAGCACGTCCAGCCGCCACAGGCGGTCGCGAGCAAGCTGCAGGGTCGTGCGCTACTCCACCTCGAGTCGAAACCCACGCGCGACGGCGAGTACGGCGAGATGGACATGGCTGCCCAGGCCACCGTCTGGCTCGTGCCCAACTTCACTGAGGCTGAGCACCGGGGAGACCCGGACCGCTTCGAGTCGTACGACGTCTGGATGCACGGCCACAGCGTGCAGCTCGAGGAGTTCGACCCGGGTCTCGGCCCGGATGCTCACATGGTGATGCGGCTGGTGAGCCCGGAATGATTCTCACGCCCGACGTCGAGGCCAGCATCGTGGAGGCGGTGCTCGAAGATCCGAGCAAGCCGGTCGTCCTCCCGCCGTTCGCCTACGGACGCCGGGAGCGGGTGGTGGTGCTGGTCGACGGACTCCCGATCGACCTGCACCGCCACCTCCACAACATCCTCATCCGCCCGCTCGAGTGGGACGAGCGGATGTGGGACCGCAGCGGCGTGCGCGGGAACGTCAACCCGTTCCTGTTCGTCGTCATCCAGGGGCGCCGCACCCTCGGCACGCACTGCCGCAACGGCCACCCGTACGAGGGCAACGAGCTGGCCCCTGGCGCCCCTGGCGGCTACCGCTGCGCCATCTGCTACCGAGCCTCGCGGCCGCCGGTCACCGGCGACACGAACGCCGCGAAGACGAAGTGCCCGCAGGGGCACGACTACACACCCGAGAACACGATCACCACGCGCGACCACAAGCGTCGCTGCCGGACCTGTACCAACGATCGCTCGGCGGCCGCGATGCGGCGCCGACGGAAGGAGAACGCGAATGCCTGAACGTCCCTATCAGCCGCTGTCCGACGCCCAGCTCTACTGGCTCGCTCAGTTCCTCGATCCGAACAGCACGAACAACCGTCGCCAGGGTGGCAGCACGCTCACGTACATGGAGGGCTGGGCGGTCAAGGCCAGCCTCATCACGATCTTCGGCTATGGCGGCGTCTCGAGCGAGGTGCTCGACTCGAAGATCATCCGCTCGGTCGAGCAGGCACAGTCGAGCAACAAGGACAAGGTGAACCATAAGGTCACCGCCCAGGCCACGGTGCGGCTGACGATCCTGCAGCTCGGCGCTGTCTTCCAGGAGACGGCCATCGCCGACGGCACACTCCCCGACTGGACGGAGTCCGCGGATGCGGCGATGAAGTCGGCGGAGACGGACGCGCTAAAGCGCTGCTGCATCTTCCTGGGCAACCGCTTCGGGCTCTCGCTCTACAACAAGGACGGCCAGTACGCCGACGTCGTCGGCGAGGTCGTTGCCCCCGATCAGGCGGGCGGCGCAATGCGCTACTGGCAGAGCCTGCAGCAGCAGTACCAGCCGCCGGCGCAGCAGCAGATGCCCCCGCAGCAGCCGCAGCAGAGCCACTTCCAGGACGTCCAGCAGCAGATGCAGCAGGGCCGCGAGGAGTGGAAGGACCGCGTGCAGCAGGGCATGAAGGTCGACGAGCAGCAGGGGGTGCAGGGCTGATGGCCGACCAGGAGCCGAAGACGTTCGAGTGCCCGATCCCGCTGGTCGCACCGTCCGGCTTCGAGGTGACCGCGCCGATGGTCAAGGACGTCTGGGACACGTTCGTCGTCCCCGACCAGGAGAAGGATCTCCCGCAGTCCGGCGAGATGCGGGTGCTGATGGCGATCCTTCGCGCGGTGAACGCAGGTCTCGAGAAGGTCGAGGCCGACTGATGTGGGAACGGCACGGCGAGCACATCGTGTTCGTCGTCGGTGGCCTGGTCGTCGAGACCCTGGCCGTGAAGTACACCGACCGCGACGAGGCGAATGCCGTCGTCGAGCAGATGAACGAGAAGGAGGTGCAGCCCAGTGGACGAGCAGCCTGAGATCGTAGAGATCGAGATCAAAGCACGGCGCGACGAAGCGCTCGAGGAGCGGTTGCTCGAGGCGGTCATCGCCGATCGCAACAACCAGCCGCGCAACAAGCAGGCGCAGGTCGGGCCCAGCGCCATCGGCTTCTGCCGTGAGCTGCTGCGCGCCGGGCTGTTTGAGACGGACCTGCCCGAGCTGGTCGCCGACGAGACCGAGTGGGCCACAGCCGCGCACGTCGGCACCGTGATGGGCGACGAGCTCGAGCGGATCTTCGGCGAGCGCCTCGACGCGGTCACGCAGCAGCGCATCACCACGCTGCTCGACGAGTGGGGAGTGTCCATCTCGGGTGCGAGCGACGTCATCTTCGTGAACGACAACCAAATCACCGACCTGAAGTCGATGACGGATGCCGGCGGGATTCTCTACGACATGGACAAGAACGCCGTCGCCATCGCGCGGATGGTTGCGCTGCGCCGCGAGGGCCTGCTGTTCAACCACATGATCCCGACGTCCGGCGGTGAGTACGAGGAGACGCTCGGGCTGCTCAGCCGGTTCGCGAAGCTGCACTACTTCTGCCAGGTGGCGACGTATGTGAAGGGCGCGATCCAGGCGGAGATCCTGTCGGAGGGCGCCGAGGGTCGGCTCGTCTTCTACGATCGCAGCGGCAACTACCAGGGCTTCATCGCGATCGAGATCTCTGCCGAGGAGATCGACCTGTTCTACGAGATCGCGCAGGTTCGCATCCAGCAGGTCGTGGCCGCCCAGGAGTTCCTGGACAAGGGCGCCGACCTCGGCCAGATGCACAAGGTGTTCGGTCTGCGCGACCAGGCGCCGTCGTTCTGCTTCTCGCCGAAGGTCATGTGCCCGCTGCGGATGCGCTGCTGGGCGGGCTACGAGCCGACCGAGGATCAGATGATCTCGGCGGCCGACCTGATCTCGGCGAAGGAGCGATACGCCGAGGGTCGGCGTCTCGCGAACCTGGCCGACGGCATGAAGAAGTCGGCGCGCGACGACCTCAAGGGCATCACCGGCGTCTTTCCCGACGGCGACATGCTGTCGTGGGATCGCCGCGGTGCGATCAGCCTGGTGACACCAGCCCCGCGTAAGATCAAAGCCCCCTCCGAGGGTGCGTCCCCCCAGCAGGAGAGCCTAGAAGCGGCCCCTGCTGCTGCGGAAAGCGCGCCGCAGCCACAAACCGTGCCCTCGGAGGGCCCCTTCTTCGACGACGGTGGCCAGCAGGACATCGCCTACGAGTGGACAGGGAATGCGCAGGCTTCCGATTCACACGGTGTGAATCAAGAGCCGCCGCCGGACCCGGAGGAGTTCCCGCCGCCGCCCGAAGACGTCGGGCCCGCCACCTACTACGGCGACTACGGCCAGGCGCCCGCGTTCGAGTACGACGCTGCGCCGACGCCGACGTGGACGGAGGCACCCGTCGAGGTGGTCGAGCCCGAGCCAGTCGAGGAGCCCGCTCCTGAGCCGGTCGTCGTCGCGCCGCCGACACCGGCTCAGCCCACGCCCGAGCAGCTCGAGTACCGCCGCAAGGACGCCGAGCGCGCCGAGCGGCTGCGGAAGCTGCAGCAGAGCGCCGAGGCATCCCGTGCCGAGGGTCTCGCCAAGGCCGCCGACGCGGTGGCTGAGCGGCTCGCTCGAGGTGAGCGACCGTGAGCGGAAGGCGATCGGCCGACGGGAAGACGCGGCGCGGCACAACGAACACGAACTCTCGTGGCTCGGCCGCCGACCGCCGCAGCCGGAAGTGCTGGATGCTCTCGTGGTTCGGCGACGGCGTCTCGTGCCTGTGCTTCTCGTGTGCGAAGGTGCTGCTGTACTCCACGCTCGAGGCCGACCGGATCATCCCCGGCGTACTCGGTGGCACCTACGCACGGGGCAACATCCGGCCCTGCTGTGGGCCGTGCAATCGCAGATCGGGCAATGCCGTGCAGGCGCTGCTCCAAGCCAAGGTGCCCAAGCGCACCATCCTCAAGCTCTGCCGCATTGGCGAGCTGTAGTCGTTTCACGTGAAACATCCCTGGAAGGGGGAGCAATGCCGTACACCGCATACAAGGAAGACATCAACTTCCGCCCCGATTCGCTCGCGATCATCGCGCTCGCGGATCAGATCGCCACGCAGTACAAGAACCAGGGGTACAACCTCACCCTGCGTCAGCTCTACTACCAGTTCATCTCGCGAGATGCATTCCCGAACAGCGAGCGCAGCTACAAGCGCCTGGGCTCGATCATCAACGACGCGCGCATGGTCGGGATGATCGACTGGGATCACATCGAGGACCGCGGTCGTGAGTCGCACGCCACCGATTGGCTCGGCAGCGAGCCCGCTGACCTGGCCTCGCGGATCTCGTACCTGCAGTACGGCCACAACCTGGACCTCTGGCGCGACCAGGACCGTCGCGTCGAGGTGTGGGTCGAGAAGCAGGCGCTCGAGGAGGTCGCTCAGCGCGCAGCGCAGAGCTTCCGTGTTGGCTACTTCGCGTGCAAGGGCTACGTCAGTCAGTCCGAGATGTGGCGTGCCGGCGAGCGCCAGCGCGAGGCGATCGAGGAGGGGCAGGAGCCGCTGATCCTCCACCTCGGCGACCACGACCCGTCGGGCATCGACATGACGCGCGACATCCAGGAGCGGCTCTCGTTGTTCGCTGGCGAGGAGGTCGAGGTGCGGCGCCTGGCGCTGAACATGCCGCAGATCCGCGTGCTCAACCCGCCGCCAAACCCGGCGAAGCTGACCGACTCGCGGTCGGACAAGTACGTCGCGAAGTACGGGACGTCGTCGTGGGAGCTGGACGCGATCTCGCCTGACCAGCTCGTCAAGATCATCCAGGACGAGATCCGTTCGGAGATCGACGTCGAGAAGTTCAATGCCACGAAGGCCGAGGAGAAGGAGGGCAAGCAGGTGTACGTCAACCTCTCCGCCAACTGGACCGAAGCCGAGGCGCTGCTGCGCGAACGGGGGCTGATCTGATGGACCGCGTAGCGAAGGTGATCCTTGCGGTCGCCGTGACGGTGGTCCTGGCGCTGCTCATCCTGCTCGGGATCTACATCTTCTGGGCAGGCCAGCAGGACACGAAGATCGACCACTGCCACAGCGTCGGCGGTGTCGCCGTCCAGGAGTACGGCTCCGGCGACGCGATCTGCGTGAAGGCGGTGAAGTGATGCCGTCGAAGTCCACGATGCGGCTCGGAAAGGTGCCGTGGGTGCTGCGCTGGGCGCTCATGCTCGCGCTGCTGCGCGGCACCTACGTGACCATCTCGGTCGACGCCTCGAGCTACGACACGATGTACCGCTTCGAGGTCCGCCCGGCGTCGGTGGATCGCTGGCTGCGTCGCCGCCAGCGTGTCAACGCAGCGAAGATGCGGAAGGCCACGGCTGCGGAAGATCGTGCCGTCAAGCGCGCCGCTCGGCGCATGGGAGTGAAGCCCCCGACCGAGGGGCCCGATGGACATGCCGGTGACTCCGGCGCGAGTGAGGAGTGACGATGGCTATCCAGTGGCCTGACGACCTGAAGGGTGGGTCGATCCGGGATTGGCCCGGTGAGTTCACGCAGCGGCGGCGGCCGTCACAGTTCAAGGCTCCGCTGTCCAGCACCGTGAAGATGCTGCGCCGCGAGATCGACGAGCTGACCACGACGCGCGAGCAGCGAGAGTCGGCCGAGCTGCTGCTCGATCTGCCCACCGGTGGCTGGCGCCTCGACGGGCGACCACGAGCTGACGCCCAGACCGGGCACCCCGGCGTGATCTTCTCGATCGACTCGAAGTTCGGCCACCTCTCGTACCCCTGCGATACGTTCACCACCTGGCAGGACAACTTCCGCGCGGTCGCGCTCGCCCTCGAGGCGCTGCGCAAGGTTGACCGCTACGGCGTCACGAAGCGCGGTGAGCAGTACCGCGGGTTCCTGGCGCTCGAGGCGTTCGCAGCACCGGCCGCGTTCCGCGATGTGACGGAGGCGATGGCGTTCGTGGCCGAGCTCTCCGAAATTCCGATCATCCGCGGCCAGCGAGAGTCGAACGTGCGGAGCATGCGTCTGGCGAAGCGTGCGACGCACCCGGACCTGGGCGGCGATCAGGACGTCTTCCAGCGACTCTCGCTCGCCGAGGCGATGCTGCGAGACCAGGGCCTGCTGTGAGCCTGCAGGGTGACGCGCGCGACGGCGTGAAGCAGATCACCGGCATCGTCCTGGGGTACGACGATGACCTCGTCTACGTCTGGTTGGCACTCGAGGGCGAGTGGATCGTCAGGTCGTTCGACCATTGGTTCTGGGAGATGAACGGTCGGTCGCTCCGACCCACCTTCGAGGTCCACGTGACATGACCGACGACCGCCTGCCGGAGTACGTTCCGTCGGTTGCCGAGCTGGCGCACATCAGCAAGGACTTCGCCTACCCCGTCTCGTGGGTGAAGGGCGAGAAGAAGAACGACCCGCCGCGGCCGACGAAGTGGCACATCACTCCGCTCGGTCACGCCTACCTGGGTGACGTGATGCGCCGCAACGCGGAGCTGGCGATCGAGCTGGGCGAGGGCGACTGGGTGCAGCCGCCGTCGACCTTCACTGCACTGCCGGTGTCGACGACGTCGGACCCGGAGAATCTCGAACTGAATGGAGGACCGAATGCTTCCTGAGAAGCGGCGCGCTGGACGCGCCATCCGCAAGGCCCGTCGGGAGGCGATGTGGAACGAGGAGATCGTCGCGCTGGCGGCTTTCCCGATCATCGCGAACGCCATGGTGAAGGCCATGGAGCAGTTGCGCCAGGGGTTTCTGGCGTTCGGAGTGGCGATCGTTGCCACGCTGGCTACCCCTGAAGAACGGCTTGCCGTCGCGCAGCGCCTCGCTGCCACCGTCCTGCCCGCCGTAGAGGCGGGGTCACATGACCCTAGCCAAGTGAGGGTCACGCGCGGCACAGGCGATTCTGTGCCCTCTGAGAGCAAGGAGCAATTTCATGCCTGACCGCAACCAGTTCGTCGGCCGCGAGGCCATCTTCGAGCAGCTCGGAATCGACACCCGCAAGCTCGGCTACGTCGGCCTCGAGTTCCGCACGATCGACGTGAAGGGCATCCTCGCCGACGGGTACGCCACGGGCCGTAGCTTCATCGACCGCGACTACGTCTACGCCCCGGAGGGTGCGCGCGAGTGGTGGGTGAAGGGCCCGGTCGGCAACCACCCCCACGTGACCGCGAAGTACGGGCTGCTTACCCCGGCGTACGAGATGCGCGAGATCGTGGATGAGCTGATCGGCGACCCCACCGGGATCATCGTGACGATTCAGGGCGTGACCAACTTCGGCTCGCACAACCCCGACCTGCCCTACGCCTGCATCGTGGCCGAGCTCGGAGACGAGATGCTCGAGCTCAACGCGGCGCTCAGCGTGCTGCCGCACATCGACTCGTTCGCCACGTACCGGCCACACATCACGCTCGCCTACGTGCGCGAGGATATGGCGGCGGACGCGATGGCGGAGCTGGACTTCTCGCTCAGTAGAACCAGGCTCGCGGTCGTCGGCGTCGACTACGGCAAGGAGTTCGACTGATGACCCGTCGCATACTCATCACTGGCTCGCGCGAGTGGCCGATGCCCATGCTCGTGCACTCGATCCTCTACGGCGAGCGCGTCCGCTACGGCTGGTCGACGCACGACGAGCAAGCGATAGTCGTCGTGCACGGTGGTGCGCAGGGCGTGGATCGCGAAGCTGGGGACTGGGTTGAGGCGCAGGCTCCCAACATCACCGCCGAGGTACACCTCCCGAACTGGCGGAAGAACGGCATCTACAACCCGCACGCGGGCAAGCTGCGCAACAGCGAGATGGTCACCCTGGGGGCGGACATCTGCTACGCCTTCATCTACCAGAACAGCCGGGGCGCGACGGACTGCGCGGAGAAGGCAGAGGCCGCCGGCATTCCGACAGTGAGGATCACGATATGAGCACCATCCAAGTGAACGGGAGCGAACGATGATCACCACGGTTGCAAATGCCGATGCGTTGGAGCAGCTGCTGCACGACCTGAACGAGGCGGGCATTACGCCGTCTGTTGCGTTCCTCGACGCTCAGGGCATCGCCGGCGTCGCGTACGGGATCGACGAAGGCGACACCATGGGCACCGCCTATCTCAGCGATCAGGGCGACGACCGATACGTGTCGGTCGAAGGCGAACCGTCTGCGGAGAGCTACATCAGCGACTTCGAGCGCCCGCTTGACGACCTTCGAGGGCCGATCGTCGTGCTGCACCAACCGACCGATCCGGAGGATGGCTCGTGACCCGCCGCCCGTGGTGGCGTGACTGGGTGATCGTCGCGATCGCAGCGCCGATCTCGGGTGTTCTGTGGTGGCTTCTCCTGAGCGCGGTGTGGCACCGATGACCGGACCTCAGGGCGCGCACCACTGCGCCAGCGGCAAGGCAGGGCACTCGTCCATCGAGCGCACCCGGATCGCAGCTCGGTCCTTCGCCATCCACCTCAACCAGACCGGCGAGCTGTCGTTCGACATGTTCGGCTACCGCTGCCCAGACTGCCACCACTGGCACATCACGCACCGCGACGAGTGGGACGGCCGCCCGAACCTGCTCGTGTTCGAGGCGCCGCCCGAGTCGCTGCAGCGCTGGGCCATAACAGGAGAGCCCCTCACCCCGGCCGGGGGGTGAGGGGCTCTCGTCTGTAGTGCGTCAGGCAGCTCGAGCGTACGCGGCCTTGGACGCCTTCGGGTCGAGCTGCACGGCGACGGTCGTGTCCACGTTCGGATCGACGATCGCCTTCGTGAGGGCGTCGACACGGACGTCCACGCCGACGGAGACGAAGAACGCATTCAGACCAGCCAGCACGACCACGATGACGTTCGTCGCGTTCCAGCCGCCCGGGATCAGGATGGGCGCGGCCGCGGCGATCAGCGCACCGATCACGGCACCGAAGACCTTGAGCACCGCGGCCTGCTTGGTCGCGAGCAGCGGCAGGGTGACCGCCAGGATCGCCGCGACGCCGACGCCGACGAGCTGCCAGATGTCAGTGGCGTCGGGGGTGCCCTTCGAGAGCACGGTGAGCAGCGCGGTCAGCACGACGAACGCCGCCTGCATGGCGGCGACGAGGTACTTGTGGGCGAGAGAGGGCATCACTTCTTCTTCCGTTTGAGAATGATCTGCAGAACGCCACCACGGGCGATCTCCACGACAACGATGACGACGAACGCCGCGGCCGTCAAGAGACCGAAGACGTAGATGGAGAGCGCCCACCACTGGTAGCCCTCGAACTCGCCCCAGATCCGGCGAGCGACGATGTTGGCGAAGACGGCGGTCACGGACAGGCCGAGCAGGAACATCACCCAGCCCAGCAGCGACCTATACCACGGCGAGAGAACCCCGTAGATCAGGGTGAATAGGAACCACGGGACGCCCATCCCGAGAGCGAACGGCGTCGCCAGCGCGTTGATCTGTTCAGCGTTCACGCCGCCCCCTGTCCGTAGCCCTGCAGAATCCTGCGCCACTTCTGCATGAGGTGATTCTCCTGGCGCGCTGCCCGGTATAGAGAGACCAGGCCAATAGATTCTGCCACGACCTCGTCGGTGTGAATCGTCGCGATCTCGGCGCTGTCGAGAGCGACCTTGGCCTCGGCTGTGCGCTGGTGGCGGACTTCGGTGTCCTCGTCGATCGGGTCGCCGTCGAGCATCATGCCGACTCTCCCCTCTCCGCGGCTGCCGCCTCCTCGAACGAGTGCAGGGCGTGGACACCGAACTTGGCAACCTCGTTCATCTCGACGAGCTGCTCAGTGGCCTTGTTCGCCCGGGCGTCGTGTCGTGCGGCGGTGTTCTGCCAGTAGGTCAACTGCTCCTTCTGCTCAGAGTAGCGCGCGTCCTTCTCGGAAAGCATGAGAGTGTACTTAGCCTCTGCCGCGGCGACCTCGCCCTTGCGGCGCTCCTCGGCGGCATCCATCTCTGCCGCGTGGTGCTTCTGCAGGTCCGCGATCCGGTCGAGGTGCTGGCCGCGCGTGAGGATGCGGTTCGTCGCGAACAGGATGATGAGCACGCCCCCGCCGAGGAGCTGCAGGATCGACTGAGCGGAGATCGTGTCGCCGAGCCAGGAACCCCAGTCGGGGACGGCGGTTCGAATGGCGGCCACCGCCACCAGCGCCGCGGCGTAGAGCTCTCCCGGCATTCCCACTCCCCCGATTCATGGCGAAGGGTGGTCGGTTTCCCGACCACCCCAGTCACCGCAGAGCTTACTAGGCGAGCGACGCCGCCGTGGCAGCGACAGAGCCGGAGCTCAGATCGCTGGACTGCGCGGCGAGCAGCTTCTTGACGTCCTCCACGTCGTCCCAGTTGAGCTCGACGGCGAGCTGCCCGGCCTTGGCCGAGTTCTGCGCCTTGATGACGTTCGCGTGGCCCTCGGTGATGGGCGCGAACGAGCCCGTCCGGTAGGCCGCAGCGATCGCGTTGTTGTACGCCGAGGGCATCGGGCCGTTGCCGGCGCCGTTGCTGTACTCGTGGTACGTGGACTCATCGCCGTTGACGATGAGGTAGATGGTGGCGTCCTTGACGCCACCAGTGCCCTTGCGGGTGTAATAGAAGCCGCTGTTTCCGGCCATGTCGTCCTCCTCCTGAGGCGTCGGGGTTGGGGTGGGTGGATTGATGGGCTTGCCGCCGCCGCCAGCGGGCGACCCGCCGACGTACTGCATGAAGTCGACGGTCGGGGTGATGCCGGGGACCGGGTTCTTCCGGTCGACCCAGAGGCTCTGGTGCACGTGCCAGCCGACGCCGAACATGGGGACGTCGTAGCCGTTGGCCGAACAGCCGGAGAGACCGATGTCGTCGCCCTGGAAGACGCGGGAGCCTTCGCGGATGTTCACCTCGAGCATGTGCAGCGAGCGGGTCCAGGTGGTGCCGTCGGCGCCCTGGATGAAGACGACTCGGCCCATCGCTCCGCTGTTCGTCAGCTTCACGCCGCGCACGATTCCGTCCATGGACGAGATGAGCTGCGTGCCCTTGGGGATCGCGAGGTCGGTGCCCGGCTCGACCGACGGCGGGTTGCGGTTCTTGTGACACTGCCACGAACACGGGATGTCGATGTCGTGATCTCTGAACGGGATAATCAGCGATTGCACCATGGGCGGCAGTCTAACCCCGTTTCGTATTACAGCGGAGAGATCTGCCAGATGACCGAGAATGCCTGCGTGGCGTTCGACATGATCTGCATGAACCGGACGGTGAGGATGGTGTTCGTCGGGTTGCGAGTGATGGATACCCCCGAGATGAAGCCGAATCCAGAACCGACCGACCCGGCCTGGAAGATAAGGGTCTCGGTCGTCTCGAGAATCGTCGGGATCGTGATGTTCACGGTGCGGCCGGCAAGGGCTGCGGTGCCGGTGCCATTTGTCGTGTCCCAGGCCGCGGATGCGACGGCCACATTCCCGCTGAACAGGCGCCAGCCGCCGGACTTGTTGCCGACGTAGAGGTGAGTGTCGTCGGTGTTGTACCAGAACTCCCAGTACGTCGGCGTGTACGCATTCATCTGGTCGGTCGTGCCCTGGTTGATGCCACGGCGACGCGACGCGACCATGGCCCGCTCGAGCGAGCCGATGCGCTCGCCCTGATCGCGCCACAGCTCGACGCCGGTGCGCGGAGTGCCGCCTGCGCCGGTCATCAGTCCTCCTCGTCAGGCGCCGTAGCAGGCACGAGCGTGAGCTGCACGGTCTCGCCGTCGGCGCCTGTCTCGCGCACCGTGACCTGCTGCACCTTCTGCATCTGCACGAGCTGGCGCGCGTTTAGCGTCGCACGCACCGGGACGTAGACGCCCGGGATCAGATCCTGAAGTGCGAAGCCGTCGCTCAGCCGGATGCTCGAATTGTCGGGGATGCGCACCTCGACCGGCACTGGGTTCCGGCCGGACATGTTCCGGTCGGCCTGCGAGTTGAGCTGCGACTGGGTCGGGATGTTCGTGTCGGTCTCGTCGTACGTGGTGAAGATCTTCGCCCACGGGCCGTAGTAGGCGTCGTTGGCGCCCGCTGCGCCGAAGGCGCCACTGGCTCCCAGGGCGAGCGCTGCCACGGCGTGGTCGGCGCCGTACGCCGTCACGATCGGCGAGCCGAAGAAGTCCGCCTCGGTCATCGTCCTGGTCTGCGACAGCGGGTTCGACACGTCCCACACGATGATCGCGCGGCCGACCACGGTGTAGTCGATGCCGCCCGTGCGGGCCAGGTTGTCGATGTGCTGGCCGACCGTCATCGAGCCCTTCGTGGTCACGGCTGATGTGCCAGCCTCGCCGGCGAAGTGGAGGATCTGCAGGAACGGCTGGATGTTGGCCGGCGGGTCGAGCTGCTCCCATCCCGGCAGCGACTGCGCGACGCCGGCACCATCAGTGAAGGTGAAGGGGTGCGTCAGCTCGTACGCCAGGATGTTCGCGACGCGGGTGGTCGCGAGCGTGTCGTTCGGGTAGCTGTTGTCGTACGCCTGCTGCAGCGGCCGGAAGTTGAGGTACTCGAAGACGTCCTTGGCGCCGATCTCCACGTAGTCGCGGTGCCACCCGACCAGCGAGACCGGCCCCTCCCAGACCCGCTCAGTGCCGCGGTAGAGGCACAGCTCACTGCGGTGCGGCTCGATCGACTTCAGGAAGTCGGACTGCGCTGCGCAGGCGTCGCCCTGGATCACGAGCGACGCCTCGGAGACGGTGTCGCGGACGCGGCCCCACTGGACCTGCGACATGTCCTGAAGCTGGCCGACGCGCTTCATGCCGCCACGGTCCATGATGTAGGCCGTGTGTCCGGAGACACACTGGGCCTCGGTGAATACGCCCATCAGATGATCTTTCGCGTCAGCAGCACGCGGGTCGAGAAGTTCCCGATCGGAGCGGTCACTGGCACGTCGAAGGAGACGATGTACGCCTGCCCACATCCGAGCTCAGGCCACACCGGCGGGGTTCCGCCCGTGCCGTAGAGGAGATGGTCGGCGGGGATCGTGGCACTCCCGGCCACGGATGCGTAGGCGCGCTGCATCGGGGAGTCGAGCGTCATGTCCGTGTTCGGCGGCATGTACGAGACGATCAGCTCGGAGTCGTAGCTGGCGTCGTCGATGTCGTCAGGGTCCAGCGCGTCCGGGTTCGGGTAGATCCGGATGCGGGCCTGCCGAGCCTCGTCGCCCGCGGTCGACAGGATCAGCGTGGGCAGCGTGCTCGTGAACTCGGGGATGTCGGTCGCCGGGATCGTGGCCCAGTAGCGCCGCCAGGTGCCCGTCTCGTCGATGCAGAGGTCGTCGATGATGGGCGCTCGAGGCGGGTCCGGGGGTGCTGGGCAGTCGGGGTCGGCGAGCGGGTCGGTCGGCGCCGCGATGACGGGCGTGCGCGTCGAGGTCGAGGCATCCGCCGTGCCGGTCCAGGCGTAGTTCCACTGGTTGTTGTCGACGTACGCGCCGTCGAAGTAGCCGTCGAGCTGGCCGACGGAGAAGATCGCCGAGTCGAGGCGCAGGAGATCTCCGCCGCGCCACAGCGCCCAGTTCGTGCCGTCGTTCACGTCGATCACGAGCACGCTCACGAACGCTGTCCCGGCGGGGGACAGCGCGTAGACGGACGGCAGCAGCGTGAAGGCGCCGGCGGGCACCAGGACGTTCTGGCCGACCACGGTGGCGAGCTGTGCGTGCGAGGCGTCCGTGAAGCGGATCGCCATCGCAAGCTGCTGCGAACGGCCTGTCGTCCGCGCCCCGACCATGGCCGAGTAGTCCACGAGCTCGTTGGCGGGATCTTCCGCGGTGCCGAAGACGACACCGGCCGAGGTGGCGTCCGAGAAGAACTGGCAGCGCACCGAGCGGGAGCGGTTGAACCCGCCGGTCATCGAGTAGCAGACGCCTGTCGCGCCGTGCGCGTCGCCCGACGTCGGGAACGCGCGCCATCCAGTGGTGGAGAAGCCCTTCGCCTGGCTCGTCGAGGAGCCCGCGGTGCCCGTCCAGTTGAAGGCGTCATCCGTGAGCGCGACCTTGGCCCCGTCGAAGTAGTCGCCCGGCTCGAGGGTCGGCCTTGTCTGCGTGACGAACACCGGGGTCGACGCTGGCGAATTACCGCTGGCAGAGCGCGCGGTCGCCGTGTACTTGTACCGCTGCCCCGGAATCAGGCCCGTCTTGTTGTAAATGATCGTGGTGAACGTGTTGGTCGTCGGCGCGCCGGTCGCGTTGCCGGCTGCATCCACGGGCGTCGTGGTGAGCGTGTAGTCCAGGAACGGGCCGCCCGTGGTCGGGGGCGTGAGGATGATCGAGGCGTACGAGCCGTCCGAGCTCGAGGCGACACCGAGCGTCGGCGCCGTAGCCGGCGGCGTGCCGAGCGTGAAGGACTTCGTCGCGGTGGCCGCGCCGCCCTTCTTCGACAGCGCCGCGGTGACAGCGTTCTCCGCCATCATCCGGTGGTAGAGCACCACGTTGGAGGGCAGCCCCGTGATGACGGTCGGGGTGTTTGTGTCCGTGACCTCCTTCACGATGGTCGCGAAGTCGCTGCGCAGCGAGACCTGGTGACGGAACTGCGTCAGCGCCAGACCGCCGTTGTCGGTCGGGTTCGCGAACGCGACGGAGATCTGCCCAGTGCCAGGCGTGATGACCACGTTCGTCGGCGCGCTCGGCGCTTGGAAGTAGGTCAGCGTGCCGGGCTGGATGCCGTTCGGCGACCAGTTCACCGGGTCGCCGGAGGAGATCCAGTAGGTCGGGCCCTGGCCGTTGCCGAGCAGGCCGAGCTGGATGTTGCCGCTGTTGCGGATGACGCGGAACTCGATGGCGAATCCGGAGCTGCCGAAGTAGCCGCTCGCGCGATCCGAGCCATCGCCCTGCAGGCGGAAGCGGCCCAGCCGGTCGCCGGTGCCCGCGGCGGGCACGACCGAGAAGATCTGCACGGGGCGCGTGCCGTCGTAGATGGCGCGGCAGGTCGGGGTTCCGATACCGGGGGTGCGCCAGCCGTCGCCAGCACCCGAGGTGTTGGTCGAGCGGGTCGTGCCGCCAACACCCCACGTTGTCTGCGTCATCTCGCCCTCCCTACGGCACTGAGACCAGGCATGCGTCCGCGAACAGGCGGACCACCGCGCCGGATGCCCAGGATGTCAGCTTGGCACGTGCCTCGAGGATAACGGTCGTGGCTCCCGCGGGTGGCTGGATGCTCGCCAGCGAGAAGTAGCCGCCCGTGATCGGAATGGCCGACTGGATCACGTCGGTGCGGAGTGCGACACCGGCGTTGCGCCAGATCGCGACGATGTCGATGCCGGAGATCACCGCGGTGCCGGACTGCACGTTCGCCAGCGCCCACAGGCCGCACGAGTAGCGCAGCCCGGTAATGCCGGTGGGCAGCGTGACCTCCTGGCGCTCGTAGACGTAGCCGTTCGAGCCGGCAGCCGGCGCCGTGTAGGTGGCTCGCGCGGATGCAGCGCCCACGTAGAACTGGGTCGTGTCGCGCACCGGAGCTGCGACGCCTGTCGTGACGCCGGTTCCGTCACCGCCGGATGCCCAGCCGGTGACGTTCACCTCGCACGACGGGTTCGGTGAGTAGTTCGTGGCGACGACCACGTCCACCGCGGCCGCGCGGATCTGCGCCGACGGGTAGCGCACCAGGTTCGTGTAGATGTCCTGGAACGTGGTCGGGTCGGTCGGGGTGAGCGCGATCTCCTCGGGGTTCGCGTAGATGAACGCGGATGCCGCCTCGAAGACGAACTGCACGGTGCGCCCGACGATGTCGCCGTGGTTCGTCTTCCGGCGGAACTCGTCGATCGGGATCGGGCCCGACACGCGACGCACGCCGTGGACGTTGCGGCCCCAGAGGTCGGCCTCGTCGCTCGTGCTGGGGCAGTTGGCGAAGAAGTGCAGGTCCATGTCGCCGCACGCACTGTCGTGCGTCGCGCACGCGCGGAGCTGCATCATGGCCGCCAGCCACGACATCCCCGCCTCGAGAGCGTCGAGCTCGCGCGCGACCAGCATGGCCTTGACCTTGACGACGCGGGTCGCGAAGCGCTCGCGGGCGATGACGCCACCAGGACCGATGTTCTGCGTCGAGTCGCCGACCGCGGTGGACTCGTCGAGGCCCTGGATCGTCAGCGGGTAGGCACCGAAGAACCGCGTCGTCGCCTCGTCCTGCGGGTCGTACCAGGGCGCCGAGGTGATGTCGGCGTAGTCGTAGGCGACGTCGCCCAGGGCGTCGGCGATCTCCGGGCACTCCGGGTCGTTGAACCAGGTGACAGGGCAGTCGGCCGTCTGGGAGTAGCCGTAGGCGCGAGCGGCGTTGAGGATCTCCGTCCCGCCCACCTCGAGATAGCCCTGGAACACTAGCTGTTCACCTTCTCAGCGATGGCGTCCACGACCTCGAGCCCGGTGCGGTACGGGTCGCGCGCATCCTGGATGACCACGCTACCGGGCAACAGCGTCGTCGAGCCGCCGCCACCCGTACCGCCGCCGGCGAGCGCCGTCGTCGACAGGCCCTGAGCGATGGCCGAGAGGGCTCGCACCGACGGGTCGACCTGGCTGAGCGGGCGGTCCAGGGGCACGACCGCCTCGCGGCCAGCCTCACCGATGAGCGAGTATTCCGGCCCGGAGGTGATCGTACCTCGAGCGTGCGCCGTGACGCGCGAGCCAGGGATCGTGATGGAGCCGTCGGTGTGCACGTAAAGGGTGATGACCCGGCCGTCGTACTGCTTCACCAGGGTGCCCAGCGCGTTCGACGCCTGCGTGGTGTCGGCCGTGATGACCGTGTTCTTCTTCGCCGGGATCAGACCGAGCTTGTCGGCATAGGTCTCGGCCGCCGAGCCCGCGATGCCGAACGAGGCGAGCATCTTGATGAGCGCCTGGCGCCCGGTCTCGAGGGTGGCATTCGCGGCATCCTGCGATCCGGTCAGCGTCTTCGTGGCACCGGCATTCGCGATGATCGACTGCGCCAGCGCGTCGATGGCCGCCTCATTGTCGCGGCCCTTCTGGGTCGCGATGTCCAGCGAGGTGCCGTTGTCCTGGATGGACTTCGACAGGTCGGCGAGCGACTGCTGGTAGTCGCGCGCGGCCGAGCGGGCGTCGAGGTTGGCGGAGCCAAAGCCGTTGATCCTATTCGACAGGTCGGTGATGGACGTCGAGGTGTCGAGGGCGGCGTCGTGCAGCGAGCCGAGCGTGGTCGCTGTGCTCGTGACCTTCGATCCGGTCTCGCCCATCGCGATGTTGAGCAGCGTCTGCGAGTCCGCGGTGAGGCCCTGCTGGTCGGCGACCTTCGAGAGCGCGTCCTTGAACGAGCCCATCTTGTCGATCAGCTCGCTCGACTGGGTCGAGTTCAGGTTGGCCGACTCGGTGAGCTGCTCGAACTTCTGCTGCGCGAGCGGAAGGTTCGTCTGCGCCAGCTCGGCGAAGGAATCCGACAGGCCCTGCACCGCAGTGATCGAGGTGGGGATGAATCCGGAGATGTCCTGCAGCCACCCCGTGGTGCCCTGGGCCTCGTCGAGATCCTTGCCGAGCGTCTTCACGGAAGCCGAGAGGGCGTCGATGTTGACGCCGAAGGGGGTTACGGCCGCGATGCCGGTCTGGAACTGCTCCGCTGCCGACCCCGCCTTCTTGAGCGCCGCGGTGCTCTCGTCGACCGAGGGGATGAAGGCCGAGTGCAGGGCCGCGCCGACGGCGACGGCGCCCGCCGCGATGAGGCCGAGGGTGCCCAGGGCGGGCAGTGCGGCCGTGAACTTGCTGAGCCCGGATGCAGCAGTCGTCCCGAGGGGACCGAGCTTGCCGAGCTTCACGCCGAACAGGTCCAATGCGTCCATGGCGGAGCCGATCGCCATCGCGCCACGAAGGACGACGAAGGCGCCGGCGAGTACGAGAAGTCCATTCGCGAGCCCCTGAATCACGTCGGGTGGCAGGGCGTTCAGGAAGTCGGCGAACGCCTGCACCACGGGCGCGAGTACCTGGGCGAGACCACCGAGCGCGTCCGCGAACTCGGAGATCGAGATGGAGAGCAGCCGCCGCAGGGCGTCTGCCAGGTCTGCCGCGGGCCCCGCGAGGGGCTCGAGGGCCTGGCCGAAGTCGTTGAGCCCCTGGGCCAGTAGGCCGAAGACGTCGAGTCGGCCGAGCACGTCGAGCAGCCGACCCAGATTCGGCATGAACTCGGAGAGGTTGTCCGTGAAGTCGTTGAGCCGGTCGATCGCGGACTTCGTGACCAGGTTGTCGAGCATCCGACCTGTCGAGTCGAGCAGCCCGCCCAGGTGGGTGAGCACCGAGTCCGCGTTGCGCAGCCACACGTCGAAGTCGTCGCTCTGGGTGAACTTGTCGAACTGACCGATGAGTCGGCCAATCCAGCCGACCAGCTTCTGCGCCTCCGGCTGCGCGCGCGTGAAGCCGCGCAGCAGCGCCAGACCGAGGGTGCCCGCGTCGGCCGCGATGCTGTGGAAGATGGGCGCCGAGCCGCGCAGGAAGCCCTCGAGCACCGAGAACGCCTCGGTTCCCGGTGCGAGGTTGTCGGCCAGCTCGTGCACCAGGTTGCCGATTTCCTGCGAGAGCGGCGCGAAGGCGGGCGTGATGGCCCGGATCGTGTTGCCGAGCGACTGCCAGTCTCGCGTCGAGTTCGCGAGCGCCGTGGTCTCGATGAAGTCCTGCAGGTCAGCGAGTGGCTTCTTGAGATCCTGGAACGCGCCCGCGGCGTCCTGCACGGCCGGGGGCAGATCCTCGATCGAGCCGGTGAGGTTCTTGAACGCCACGTAGGCGACCGCGCCACCGGCGACGGCGGACGACAGCGCCGAGCCGAGCGCGACCAGCCCGGCACCGGCCGCCGAACCGAGGGCACCGATGTCGGAGCCGCCCGCCGCGATGGCGCCGATGATGAGGGTCCACTGCCGGGTGTTGGCGGAGAGGTTCTTCCAGCCCGAGTTGTTGCCGGCGCTCTTGATCGCGTTCTCGAACCGGCCCGCGCTGTGCTCCGCGTTGATGAGCTCGTCGTCGAAGCGCTTCGCGGACTCCCAGGTCTCGTCGAGCTTGGAGCGGAGGTTCGAGAACTGCGCCATGCCGTCAAAGAACTGCTTCTCCTGGGCCTTGACCTTGGTCAGGTCGGAGCCGAGCCGCCGGGCCTCGGCCGAGAAGTCCGCGAGCTGCTTCTTCGTGAGCACGAGGCGCTCGTTGCCCTCGTCGTCGATGATCTTCTGGCCGGCGAGATCTTGCAGGTCGGACTGCAGTCGCTGCACGGCCTCGTCCACGGTCAGGAAGTTATCCGCGAACTTGCGGAACTCGCCCTTGTCGGCGAGCGCCGCGGCCACCTGGTTCTGCACGCCGGAGAACCGCGACTGCAGCTCGCGGTCGAACGTCGAGCCGAAGCGCTCACCTGCCAGCTTGCCCTGGGCGCCAAGCTTGTCGGAGACGCGGGCGCCGATCTTCGTGAGCTGATCCTGGAACGAGCTGTCGAGCCCGTCGCCCATCTCGCGACCGATGACCTTGCCGAGCGCCTTCGCCTCGACGGGGATGCGCTTGCCGTCCAGGGAGACGATGAACTCGACACGACCGATCGTCGTCGTCATCTCGCCTCCCGGAGTCTCGCGGGGCAGTCTATCTGCCGGACCCCGCTGCTGCACGGAACAGGGTCATCTCATCCTGCGCAGACTGGGGCGACGTGATGTCGTTCAGGTGCTCCGAGATGGGGTTGCCCTTGATCGGATCGGCGAGTTCGGCCTTGAGGCGCTGGTAGTCCGCTTCGTCCTCGGCGGTCTGCAGGACCATCCAGTACATCAGCCTCAGGAAGCGGGCGAGTCCACCATCGAAAGGCTGGACCCCGCGCCAGGCGAACGACCCGTCGAGCGCGTTCCACTGGGACTCTGCTGTGGCGATGAGCCGGTGGACTGTGACGTAGGGAAACTCGTCCACTGCTCCTGCAGCCAGTCGAACACCTCGAGCAGCATGGAGAGGCTGACCTCGTCCTTCTTGTCCCGAAGGCGCTTCATCATCAGCTCGAACTCCTTCTCGGGCAGCGCCTCCCTGAACAGGTCGAGGGTGGCCGCGATGACATCCGCGCGCGTCGACAGCTCGGTGGCCCCCCGGCCCATGGCCGTGAGGATCGCGTCGTCGTCGGGCTTCTTCGCGTGGAACCAGTCCTGCCGGAAGATCTTCGGCTCGCCGGTCTCGGGGTCGATGACGTCGTTGCCGAACTCGTCGGTGACCGTGGTCGTCAGGTCGAACTTGACGACATCGCGGTCATCCTCGACCTGGGTGGCGAACTGCTTCTTGGCGGCCCTGCGGAATGAGCGGGTCTCGGACATGGGGGATCTCCTTCTCCGGCGGATGCCATCGGAGTTAGTGTATTACGCTCTCGGCTGCCCGGAGCAGCCACGGGTTCGGGAGTTGCCCCTTCGTCATGTAGACCACGGATGTCTTCCCCGGCTTGTTGCGACCGCCGATGTTCCAGGGAACGCGCTGCCACCCGATGATCGGCCGGTGCCGCGGCCCATAGATGCCGGTGCCCTGGTGGACGTACGCCGCATAGTACGCCAGAGCGGACACGGCCCAACGCTTCTGGTACTGGTTCGTGCCGACGCCGGGGAGCGTGACGTGTGAGGCGCGAAGCCGCCCGCTGCGCACGGGGGAGAATCCCGGTCGACGGGCCGTGTTCTCGATCAGCTTCGCCTTGTCATGCGACCAGCGCGCGCCCTCGCCGGTCTGGATCAGCGCGATGATCGCACTGTTGTAGACGACGGTGCGGTAGGCGGCCACTAGATGGCCTCCTGGACGATCAGTCCGAACTCACCACCAGCCACGCCGCCCTGGTTCTCGAGCGGGGTGTAGCTGCCCAGCATGATCTGGTGGTCTTCGTTCAGGCTCGTACGCGCGCAGCACTGGATGGCGCGGCGCATGATGCGGAAGTCGGCGAGCTGCACGCGGGCGAGCCAGTCCAGCTCGTCCTGGTCGGGCGGGTTCCCCTGCTCGTCACCGATGGTCGTGCAGCGCAGGATGCCGAGCGTGATCGTGAACGCCAGCTTGGAGTCGCACGCGGGCGTGGCGTCCGGCTCAGGGAAGCTCGCCACGCTCGGGTAGCCGTCCTGCAGGCGCACGTACGCGGCGCCGATCGAGGTGTCCATCCCGGCATAGTCGGCCGGCACCTGGGTGCCGAGCAGGATGCCGGTGTAGCACATCTGCTCCACCTGATCTCCGAGCTCGGAACGCAGGCAGGCGAGCAGCTCGGTGAGGATCGGGTAGACGAACGGGTCGTCTACGAAGTCGAACTCGTTCACCAGCGCCCCACCGTCGTCTGCCGCGGCCGCGGCGGGCCGTCAGGGGAGAGCACTCGCGGCGCCTGCTTGAGCTGGTTCGGGTTCAGCAGGTTCACCAGCATGGCGATCTCCGGGATCACCATCAGGGAGGCGTAGAGGTCGGGGTTGAGCTCGATGGCGGTGCCGTACCGGGTGACCGTCTTCACGTTGCGGGGGAGGCGGCAGCCCTTGTCGTCGTTGCACGCCTTGTAGAACTCGGCCGCGAGGATGCCCGCGGTGTTCCGGGTCAGCTCGTTTGGCGCCATGCCCCGGTAGTAGCTCACCGTGAACGAGCCCTCGGCGTCGTCCGAGGCCGCCATGTTCTGGCAGGTCGGCCACTTCAGGTCGGGGTCGAGCGAGACCAGCTCGGTGCCGTTGTCGACGCGGTACTTCGAAGCGTCCACCACCGCGCCGTCGATCGTGACGGACTCGATGCCGCCGACCGGCCCGGGCAGGTAGACCGTGGAGAGCAGGTCGCAGCCGCAGTCACGGGTGCGCTGGCCGCAGCCGCAGCCGTTGACCCACTGGCCGCCGGTGATGTACGGCGTGAACATGCCGCCGATCGTCAGGACCGGCAGGCCCGCGTAGCTGGCGCCGGATGCGGGGGCCGCGATCCACGAGCCGCGCGGCGCGCACGATGCGGCGCAGGGGCGGATGACGGTCGGGCAGACGCCGATGCGGAACGCCGTCATGCTGGCGAGCGCGTACCAGGCGCGCGCTTCCGACAGGGCCTTCTGCCGCGGGTCGAGCGTCGAGATCTTCTGGGCGTCGCCGTAGCACGACCAGTCAGTGTTCGAGGGGTAGCACAGCATCTCAGGCTCCCACCGTCAGGGACGACTCCACGAGCAGCGTGGTGACGCCGGTCGTCGGCGCCGTCACCTTCTTGCCGGCGAGCCACAGCTCGGTGACGAACGACCACTCGCCGGTGGTGATGATCGGCGCCGGGTCGATCCGCACGCGGTTCCCGCTGCGCTCGAGAACGGTGAAGTAGGAGCCCACCCCGTACGGGTCGGCGCCGATCACCTTGACGTCGGTGTAGGGGGTGAGGTCGACGGGGACGCGGTTCCCGGCGGTGTCCTTGGTCCAGACGGACAGCCAGATCACGTTGTTGTCGCCGACCTTCATCAGTCCTCCACGCAGTAGGTCTCGATGCTCAGGGTAACAGCCGACTCCTCGAGCAGGAGCTCGAACTGATCGGTGGCGATTCGCAGCCCGTAGTGGTCGTGCTCGAGCGACAGATCCAGGGGCCACGGGAAGCACACGACTTCGCCGCTGGTGCCGATGATGACGAGCTGGCCGGCGCCCGACAGCGCCACGTTCTGGGCCGTGGCCGGGTTGCCCCCGGCGGTGAGGATTCCGTCGCCAGACAGGGCCACGGTGACCCGCACAGCGGGGTTCCCGCCGACGGTGAGCTGGCCCGTGCCGGAGAGCTGCACGGCGGCGCTCTGGCCGGGCTTGCCGGCGAGCGTGAGCTGCCCGTCGCCGGACAGATGCACGGTGCCGGACACGGTCGCCTTGCCGCCCGCGTCGAGGTCGCCGTCGCCGGACAGGAAGACGGTGCCGGACGGACTGTTCCCGCCGGATGCCGTCAGTGTGCCGCTGCCCGACAGGGGCACGACTGCCGATGCGCCGGGCTTTACGCCCACGGTGAGCTGGCCGTCGCCGGACAGCGCCGCTGTGGCGGTCTGGCTGGGCTTGGCGCCCACCGTCAGCGTGCCGCTGCCGCTGAGCGCGGCCACCGCTGCCTGCTGCGGCTTCGCGCCCACAGAGAGCGTGCCAGCGCCGCTCAGGGCCACGCCGACGGGGATGGATGGCGTGCCGCCGATGGAGAGCGTGCCAGAGCCAGAGAGGCCCACGTTCACCGCGCCGACCGCGGAGCCCGCGGCGGTCAGCGTGCCAACGCCGGAGAGCTGCGCGCCGGATGCCACGCCTGCCTTGCCGACGATCGACAGGGTGCCCTCGCCGGAGAGCGCAGCTCCGGATGTCTGGCCGGGCTTGCCATTGGCGACGAGCGTGCCCGCACCGGCGAGGGCGACGGCGGCCGCGAGGGCTGGCTTGCCCACAGCGGTGAGCGTGCCGGAGCCGGAGAGTGTGACGCCCACTGTTGGCGTGCCGCCGCCGAAGTCCACGACAATGTCGATGCCGTACCAGGGCGACGACGAAGTGGTCCAGTCGGCATCCGCACCGTCGGTGTTGTAGAAGCCGCGCTGGTCGTCGGATCCCAGCGTGCCTCGCTGCGCCAGCCACAAGTCGGAGCCATCGAGAGCCTGCACGCGGTTGATATCGAACGTCGAAGCGTAGAGGTAGTTGCCGCCGAGCGAGTAGAACGCCAGGAGGCCGTCACCGGCAGAGAACGGCACAGGCGACGCCAGCGGGATCGTGTTCCACCCGCTCACGAGCGGAGTCGTGAAAGTCGTGTAGTCGAGCCAGGGCTGGATGACGCCGACGAATCCTGCAGGATAGTCCGACCCGGTGACGATGTGCCCAGGCACGACGACCACGGCCACCTTGCCCGTGAGGCTGGACGTCCCCATCGCCCCGTAGGCGTAGATCATCACCGCGGTGATGTTGCCATCGTCGTCGAGAGAGAAGAACTGCTGACCTTCCCAGGAGATCGTGCCGCCGTCGGTGTAGTTGTTCCACACGCCGCTCGGCGTGGCACCATCCCAGACCGAGTGCGTCCCTGAGGGAACCTCGGCCGCTGCGGTCAGAACGCCCGCCCCGGAGAGTGCCGGACTGGCGGCCACGCCGGGCTTTACGGTGACGCCGAGCGTCCCTGCGCCGGAGAAGACGGCGGCACCAGGGGCGTTGCCGGCGCCCACCAGCGTGCCCACACCCGAGAGGGCGACACCCTGGTTGAACTTCGGGGTGGCGGCCGCGGAGAGTGTGCCAGCACCGGACAGCGCCGGAGCGCCGACGGGGGTGGAGTTGATGAACGCGACGACGGCGCCTGAGACGTTCACCGATGGCGGCGACGACATGCCGTAGTTGCGCGTCCCTGCAGTGACGCCCGTGCCGGAGGTCCAGTAGGCCGACCACCACGAGTAGGCGCCCGCCGAGACGTTCCGCACGTCGTACGACGGCGTGGCGGGGATGCCTGCCGTCGAGGCGATCGACGCCGCGTTCCAGTCGCCCATCGCTTCGATGACGAGGCTGGCCGCGCCGGAGAGCGTGCACGACACGGCGCCGGTCGTGTTCGTGAAGAAGGAGTTGGTCGTCAGGAAGGTGGGTGTCGAACCCGCCACGTCTGCGGCCGGAACGAGATAGGCCCGACCGCCCATGAAGTTCGCGTTGTTCTGCGTGTTGAGGGTGATCGTGATCGTGCCGGAACCGCCCGTAGTGACCTTCGCGAACCCCATCACGAACGGGGTTCCGGTGCCACTCGTGGAGATGTTCACCTTCATCAGCGTCCAGCCGCCGGCAGCCGCCAGCGGGCCGGTGGTGATCGCGATGTTGTTGGCCGAAGGAACGGTGCCGTTCGCTTCAGCGGTGCCCCAGACGACGAGCCAATCGTCGACTGAGGCACCCGTGATCGCGATGGGCTTCGTGCACCCGTTCGTGACGGATGTTCCCGCAGACGTGAAGTTCGTCGTGCCGAACGCGGTAAGGGACATCCGAGTCCCCTAACTCAGGTCTGGGTGTAGGTGTACGTCACCTGGTACGTGCCCTGCGAGCTGAAGGTCTGGCTCGTCACCGACGCGCCGTCGAGGTACGTGCCGCTCGAGACCGCGGTGTGGACGCCGGCGCCGACGATCGTCGTCGAGGCCGGGATGTCGAAGGTCACCGCGGTGGTCGAGATGACACCGTTCGTCGGCGAGCCCCACGTCAGCGACTTGCGCGCGTACGCCGGGGAACCGCCGGTGGGCTCGGTGCCCTGCGAGCTGCCTGGGGCAGTCGTGTAGACGGCACCGTAGAGGGCCGCGGCGCCGTAGGCGGACGCCAGCGTGTTCTTCTGGGTGGCGGTCTGGATCGTCATGCCGACGCCTCCTCGGGCTCAGTCGCGGGGTACAGGACGCCCGCGTCGGGGACGTCGAGCTGCGGGGGAACGTAGGTGGCGCCGTCGTATCCGCCGGGGCCCGCGTCGTACTCCTCGGAGACCCAGACCTGCTGCCAGTGCTTCACCGCGTCGGCCACGTACGCCTCGACCAGGTGCTCGCGCACGTAGTCGACGGCCTGGTGGATCTCCACGGCGGGCGGCTGATCTTCGGTCTGTCCGGGCTGCGGGGGCGTCAGGACGGCCGAGCGCATGGTGATGCGCTTCTTGTCGATGCGGGGGTCGATTGCCTGGTCGGCCATGCTGCTCTCCTCAGAGCTGGTTGAGAGCGGGGGCCCGAAGGCCCCCACAACTCGTTACGGGAGGGGGACGGTGACGCTGACGGTCTTCCAGGTCTCGCCGTCGGACGACGCCTGCGCGGTGAAGGTGCCGGAGCCGACGTAGACGTGGCTGGCGCCCGGGGTGCCGTTGCCCGAGGGCAGGTAGTCCCAGGTGCCGTCGCCGAAGTCGATCCACACCGGCGTGCCCGCCAGGCCCCCACCGAAGGTGAAGTTGGCGGTCTGCGCGTTCGCGCCCTTGGCGACCGTGAGGCTCGAGAGAGCCGACGAGTCGGGGTCGAGCAGCGGGCGCGTCCCGGCGTAGAAGTCCGGAGGGGCGACGCCGACCTCGATCAGCAGCTCGTGGTCGTTCGGGAGCAGCGGGGTGAGGAGCGGCACGGCAGGCACCGACGGGTTCACGCCCGGCGTGGTCTGCGCGACGTTGATCGCGGGCGAGGTGCCGCCCGAGAACGAGCCGACCGCGGTGATCGCACCGACTGCCTTCTGCGCGAGCGCACCCGCGAAGGTGATGACGTACGGCGTGCCGGGGCCGGGGCCTCCGGTGACCGTCGCGTTGCCCGCACCGACCGACGACAGCGCCTGCAGCGCCGTCTGCACGGCGGAAGCGATGGCGTTGTACTGGATGGGCGCCGTGGTCTGGCCGCCGAAGGACAGCGTGAACGTGCCGCTCGTCGGGGTGCCGGTGATCGAGACCGTCTGCACCGAGCTGGTGCCGCCGATCGCCGAGCCGAGCATGACGTTGAACGGGCCCGAACCCCAGCGGTTTCCGTCGCGCGTGGTGGCGCCGGAGATCGTGAAGTTGATCGAGCCGTTCTCAATCGTGTGGTCGCCGAGCACGCCGCCCTTGAGGTACGGCAGGAGCAGGTAACCCCAGCTTCCCGCGGCACCCTCGGTGTCGCAGGCGGAGCCGGCGGAGACGCCCGCCCAGACCTCGAGCGCGTAGCCCTGGTTGTCCAGGTTGACGTCCGAGTTCACCGCGAAGCCGACGGCGTTGCCGTTGGCGTCGAGGTAGACGCGCTGCCCGGTGATGAGCGAGAACACCTCGGGGTCGACCTCGCAGAAGGTGATGACGACCGAGTAGCTCGAGAACTCAGTCTCGGCGGGCTCGTTGACGCACTTGTCGCCGTTCATGTTCTGCTGGACGATCGCGTCCGTGTCGGAGGTGTTCAGGGTCATGGCGACCGAGACGGCTCCGTCCGAGACGGCGACCGACGACTCACCGTAGACGGGACGGCCACAGCCGTCGAGGCGTGTTGCCCGGAGCCGCTTGCCGCGGACGAGCTTGAAAGGCTTCGAGGTCATGACCTCAGTCCTCCTTCTGGGTGTTGGCGGTGCGCGCGGCCTCGAGCTGCGCGATCTTCTCGGCCTTGTTGCCGGAGACCTTGACGGGCGGGTCGAGCTTCGAGGCGTAGTCGTCGATCTCGTCGTGCGAGTTCTCCTCGGTCACGCCGAGGGGCTCGGGCTCGTCGTCCGCCGGTGCGTCGTCGCCGAGGTCGACGGGTGTGCCGCTCTGGTCGGTGAGGATCGGCACGCCGTTCTCGTCGGTCTCGGGCTTCGAGCCGTCGGCGTTCTCGACCACGGCCGGGGTGACGACCTCGCCGGGCTCGAGGATCTCGCCCGTGATGACCACCGGCTCGCCCGTGTTGCTCGTCGAGACGATCACGTCGGGGTCGCCGTTGCCCTGGTCGTCGCCATTGCCGGCATCCGGGTCGTCGTCGTTGTCGCCTGCGGCCTCAGCGTCGGCTGCCTCGGCGGCCGCAGCAGCGGCCTCCTCGAGCTCGTCGAGCAGGGCCTCGAACTCGTCGGCCACCTCCTGCGGGACGTGGAAGCCAGCCCAGACCGTGCGGATCTGCTTCTGGTCGACCTCGGCGCGGTCGGCTGCCTCGAGCAGCAGCACCGCGACGTCGGGCCCGTTCGCGATGTGCACGAAGCCCTCGGGGGTACGGATGGGTGCCATGGTCTCTCTCCTTAGGCGGTGACGGTGCGGTTGAGGGCGACGCTGTCGCTGCCCGCGATGTTCGATGCGTTGAGGCGGAAGTGGACCACGTCGGTCGCGACGAAGCCCTTCGTTGCGACGTTGAACGGGTAGGTCCAGACGCCGCCGGTGGTGGACGTCGGGTCGGGCATGTCGACCCATGCGCCGGTGACCTTGTCCTGGTACTGAAGCTGGCTGGTGATCGGCGTCGCGCCGGTCTCCGTCACGTTGAACGCCGCCGTGGTCGAGGCTGCGGCGAAGGTGCCGTTGGCCGTGAAGACGGTGATGTCAGCGGGTGCCGGCGGGGCCGTCGCGGTGGTCGACGCGCGGATGCGGAACTCGCAGTCCACGACGATCGCGTAGATCGCCTCAGCGAGCGCCCAGTGCTTGTTCCAGGTGGTCTCGATGACGTCGCGGGCCTCGACCGGCGACTCGAGCACCTTGGCGGCGCCGAGCCCGAAGATCTGTCCCGGCGTGACGCGGCCGCTGGCGATCACGGGCGTGCCGTTGATCGTCGTGATCCGCGTGCCGTCGGTGTGCAGCGAGCCCTCCGCGTCGGCGCGGACAGCGTCGGCGCGCGACATCAGGATGATGCCCTGACCCACGTAGCTGTCATCGAGTTCCTGCTCGATCAGAGCAATCGCCCCGGTGACAGATCCCCCGATGCCGCCACCGGGGACGATGGTCCCCTGGTTCGCCCAGATCGCGAGCTGCTCCTCGATCGAGCGACCGCGGCCGCTGCGGAGCGCCGCCTGGGCCCGGGGAAGCTCGTCGGCATCCGGGCCTGCCCAGCAGACGACGCCTGCGTACAGCGGGAAGGGGACGCCGATCGCGTCCATGATGTCGATCGAGCTGAAGTCCTTGTCGGCCGGGTTCGCCGAGCCGGTGTAGCACAGGTGCTCCGACAGCTCCGGGAACTCGCAGCCGTCGGACTGGAACACCAGATCCTGGGCGATGCCGAAGCGGCTGTCGGTGATGAAGGGTACGACGGTCTCGATGCCGCCTGCACGGTCGGGGCGCTGCGGGGCGCCGACGTCGATGGTCGGTCCTGCCATGATGCCCACCTCCTATCGGAGTGAGACCCCGGGGAGCACTGGGCCCGTGCTCCCCGGGGTTGCAGGTCAGGAGAAGGTGACCGCGGTCTTCGCGCCGACGAGCGGGTAGCCCGTTGCGCCGAAGCGGTTGCCGAGCTGCACCGTGACCTTGACGCCGGAACCGCCGGTGTTGGCGATGCCGAAGCCCTCCTCGAAGAACGCCGCCGTGTAGGTGTTGTTCTGCAGGCCGTCGGTGTCGTAGACCGTGTCGAGGTCGATCACGTCCGTGGCGAGACGCACGAAGGCGCCAGCCGGGTACAGCATGAACGTGAACTGCGTCGGGTAGGTCGTCCAGGCGGCCGTGCCACCCGCGGTGTTGGCCGCGCCGGAGTTGATCCCCTGGTAGTCACGGACGAACTGGGCCGCGATGCCGCGAGCGCGGAACCACTGGTCGATCTGCGCGTCCGAGATGTTCAGGAAGTCGACCTCGCCGGGGCGACGCGACAGGTCCGAACGGATGAACGCCTTGACCCAGAGCGGGAACACCGCCTCGAGCGAGGAGTTCAGCGGCATGCTGTACTGCTCCCGGATGCGGAGGGCGTTCAGCTCGATCGCGTCGAGGATGTCCGACGTGGTCGACTGGTAGCCGGCGCCGCCGGTCTGGACCGCCGCGAAGGCGCTCGTCGCGGTGATGAGCGTCGAGATCTGCGTGATCGTCAGCGCGTTCATCCGGCGAGCGTGCACCAGCAGGCCGAGGCCGAGGTAGCGACGGATCAGCTCCGGGTAGGTGGCGTTGGTCAGCAGACCTGCACGGATGCAGAAGCCGACCGCGTCCATCCGGACCTCGTCCCAGTCGGGGCACTCGATCTCGTAGCAGGGCTTCTCGGTGGCGCCGGCGATGACCTGCGCCTCCGTGAGGTGCCAGCCGAGGTCCGTCTCCGCGAGGAGCGAGCCCAGGTCGGGGCCCTGCGTGAACTGGATGCCGCCGCGCTTGGCGTTGATCTCCGGGATGGAGAGCATGCCGTCCGCCGACTCGAGCTCGAGGAAGCCGTAGATCTGCTCCGAGGGGGAGCACCATCCACCGGCGGCGACGAGCGAGCCGCCAGCGAGGCGACCCTCCTTGGCCGCGGCCTTGATGATGTCGAACTGCTGCTCGGCGCCGTCCTTCTCACCGATGGTGAAGGGGTTCTCCGGCTTCTCGAGCTTCGCGACCGCGTAGCGCGTCGCGTTGTTCGACATCTCGTAGCGGCCCGGGGCACGGACGGGCATGCCGCCCTTCGTGCCACCGGAGGCGAACATCTTGCCGCGGCCGACGTAGGCGTCGGCGAGCTGCGCGATCGAGTCGAGCGGCTGACCCGAGCTGAAGCCCGGGATGTTGGCGGCCGCGGTGATCGCGAGACCCTTGGGCGCCTCCGCCTTCGGCTCCGGCTTCTCGCCCGGCGTCTTCGACACCTTGGAAGCGAACGAGCGCTTGGCGGCGGGCTTCTTGGCACCGGCCGCGACCAGCGCGCCATCCTCGACCTCGACGTCCTCGTGGTCGCCCTCGCCACCCTCCGGGTCGTCCTCGGGGTCGTCTTCGCCACCCTCGGGGTCGTCCTCGTCGGCCGCGGCGAGACCGGCGCGAGCCGCCTCGATCGCTGCGGCGCGCTCGTCGGCCTCGACCTGAAGCTCGCCTTCGCGATCCTCGAGCGTGCCGACGAAACCGAACAGGGCGATCAGGTCATCCGACTGCTCGTCGGTGATCTTGTCGGCGTCGATGGCGGCGAGTTCGGTGGCCTCCGCGCGAGCGGCTGCAGCGAGCTCGGAGACCTTCGCCAGCTTGAGACCGTCGAGGGTCTCGGGCATCTGGAACTTCATGGAGTCACTCCTCGGTAGAAGAATTCGGGGTTGGATCGACTGGGCCTTCTGGCCTGGATCATCACCCGACTACGTCGGAGCGAAGCTACTGCTGCTGACCGAGAGGATTGCACGCCTCCCGGCTACGTGTCAAGCCGACACGGGCGCCATGGGCTTGACATATGCGCCGGGCGTGCGATTTGCGACGGCCGCCGCGGTGATCGCCGACTGGAACGCCTTCTCCGTGCCGTCCTGGTAGATGACGATGGTGGACGCCGGAGCGGCGTTCGACTTGCGCTTGCTGCAGGAGCACATGAGCTATCCCTCGATCGTGGCGAAGTGCGCCCGCGCGGCCGCGAGCTGGCGTGTGCGCAGCTCCTGGCGGATCGGCGCGAGCTTGTCGAGCTTACGCGCGTGATCCTGCCGGGAGACGAAGCTGTCGATCGTCGTCTCGATGAGTCCGACGATCTCGGCCGCGGTGAACTGGACCGGCTCGGCCTTGGTCTCCTCCGCGTCCTCGGGCTCGAACACGCCCGCGGCGAGGATCGCGGTCACGCCCTGCGCGCCCGCGACGAGTGCCGGCTCGACGAAGCCGAAGCCCGGGGTGTTCACGACGAGGCCGGCGACCAGCTCGTAGCCGACGCCGGGGATCTCGCGCCAGTCGCCCGAGATCCGGCCGGAGGCGAGCACCGCGAAGCGATCCTCCTCCGACACGTCTGGGCGGATGCGGCCGGAGAACCAGATGCCGAACGAGTCCTCACCGCAGGCGACGTCGGCGAACACGAAGCCCGTGTTGTCGTAGTGCGACGCGGCCTCGCGCGGGCCCAGGAACTCGCCAGCGTGCCCGGTCGCCATGGTGATCTGGCCGACCGGGACGTAGCCCTCGGTCGTCTTCACCTTGCCGGTGCGGTAGAAGCCGTAGTTGGTGTTCGACCGCGGCGCGAGCGTGCAGCGGTCGGGACGGCCGATGTGGCAGGCGTTCCACACGGCGATGTAGCCGGTGATGTGGTCGCCATCCATGTCGATGCCGGTGGCTGCGCTGAAGTGCGGGTCTGCGAACAGCGCCGCGTCCACGGCGTCCACCTCGACCATGTGGAACAGCTCCTCGGCCTGAGCCGCGCCGGATGCCACGAGCGAGTGGTGCTTGCGGCCGCCGTCCTCCTGGCCGGGCCAGACGCCGATGGCCTCCTTGTGCATGTTCGCGCACAGGCCCGCGAGCCAGTCGGGGTTCTGCACGTACTTCGCTAGCTGCGTGCGGCAGCGGTTGAAGTCGCCGGGGACGCCCCAGCGGATCTTCGCCGCGCCCTTGCCGCGTGTCCAGTACCGGCGGATGCGTGCGGTCGCCAGCGGGTTCGTGATCCAGCCGGGTCCATCGTGAGTGCCGGGCGCCAGGGCCTCGGCCGATGCCACGATCGCACCACGCTCGCGCGCGTACTCGAGCTGTGCGTCGGCGTCGAGGCCGTCGTACTCCTCGATCTCCTCGACCGAGAGCAGCGTCAGGTCGACGGTCTCGAGTCCGTCGAGGCAGCCGCAGTCCTCGAGCGCCGCCATGGACGCGGTGACCGCCTCCGGCGTCAGCTCGTCCTCGAACTCCCAGCCCAGGTTCGTGTACGCCTCGATGAAGGCGCCGGTCGGCACCATGTCGAGGCGTCGCTGCCGTGCCGCGGAGAACCACGTGACATCCTGCTCGCCGTCGCCGACGAAGACGTCCAGCAGCTCCTCGATCTCCTCGCTCGACATCTGGTGCGGCTCGTCGTCGAGCTCGCTGTCACCCGAGCGGGCCTGATCGGCGAGAATGCGCTCGCGCATGGCCTCACGCTGCTCGGTCACGTCCACCGTGACGGAGTCGACGATGACGGAGCCGCCCACGTAGCTGCCGTCGAGGATGCCCTCGATCGCCTGGCTCGCGTACGGGAACAGGGTGTTGATGTAGCCCTGCCAGCGGACCTCGAAGACGCCCTCGCCGATCTCCTTCTTGGACATCTGGGCGATGTGGCCGATCACGGCCACCCGTGAGTTGTCCCCGCCGTGGCTGGACTCGAACTCGAAGCCGAGAGGCTGCGGAAGGGAGCCGATGTCGATGGCACCGGCGCGGAATCCGCGGCCGTCGCCCGTCGGGCGCCCCTCGACGGTCGACACACCGTGCACGGGGATGAGCGTGTTCAGCTCCTCGCCTTCATCGGGCTCGTCGACCGGCATATCGACCTCAGGCGCCTCCTCGGCGGCCGCGGCAACGGCGGCGAGCGACACGATGGAGCCCTCGGCGACCCATTCGCCGGTGCCCAGCTCGCTCATGGCGGTCTGGGCCGCCTCCTCGCTGGTGAATGGCCCGACCAGGAGTGGTCCGCCGTCCGGACGCTCTCCGAACTCGACCACGAACAGCTTCGCGACCTCGGTGGCCTCGATCTCCTTCGGCATCACGCCTCCTGTGGGTGCATTTGCGCCGCCATCGTACCGCTCAGGCCGCCTTGGACGTGGCGAACAGCTTCAGAGCGGTCGAGATGGTGGCCCTGGTGGGCTCGCGGCGCGACTTCATGAGCGCCCGCGTGTAGAAGTCGAGCGCGCGCGACAGCACGACCGGATCGACGCCGTAATCGCCGAGCTGACAGGCATCCCAGGCGTCCAGAAGCAGGTCGTCGAGGTCTCCGACCGCGATGTCGACGTGCTGATAGAGCCGGTTCGCACCACACGGCGGCGACTTGATGCCGTACTTGACCTTGATCCGGTTGCCGGCACGCTGCAGCGCGCGGTCCACGATCTGCTCGGCCACGAAGACGAGCGGATGCAGCCCCGCCGTGGCGCCACCGGCCGGATTCTCCTGCTCCGGGGGCGTCCGAGACGGGTGATCCTCGAGCGACGGGGTCGGCCGCGCCTCCGCGGGCTCCCGATTGTCGGTGATCTGGGGGAAGTCGACGCCGATCATGCGCGCCGCGATGGCGACGATCTCGGGCGTGGTGGAGCCGGATGCCATCTTCTTCAGGACGGCGAGCTTCAGCTCCTCCTTGTCCATCATGTCGGCCTCGGTGAAGCCGTTCTCGCGCAAGGTGGCCTTGTCCGAGAGGATCATCCGGTCGTTGAGCTCGAGCGCTTCCTGGGAGCGGTTCGGGCGCAGCCGCATCTCGCTCGTGTCGGCGCCGATGCGGAAGTTCCGGACGTTGCCGACCTCGCCCTCGAGCGCCTTCCACAGGTACTGCGTCGTCAGGCCGGACGTGATGATCTTCAGCGTCGGCTCGGCGTGGATCTTGATGTTGTTCTCGTCGGAGAGCCACGCCTGCCAGTGGTTCGAGCCGATGCCGCCGAGCAGCACCTCCGGCGGGATGTCGGTGCAGCGCGCGATCGTCTCGCGCAGCTCGGCGCGGATCTGCGGCGCGACCTTGTCCAGCTCCGACCAGAAGGTCACAGGGTCGCGGATCTTCTCGATGTACTCGCCCGGCACCTCACCGATGAGGGGGATCGTGGCGGCCGCCGACTCGGGGTTCTCGATCGCGATCTGCGCGCGCGCGAGCATCAGGTCCGCGAGGCCCTGCGCGTCGCCTGCGGCGACCGCGTCGGTGTGCGTGATCGGGTCGCCCGCGTTGAGCTGCTGCATCGGCTGCGCCGGGAACGACGTCTCGGCCGGGATCAGCCAGACGCCGGCACCCGTGAGGCGCGAGTCGATCTGCGCTGAGATGCGCTTCTGAAGCTGGACGTACTGCGACAGCGTCGAGAGCAGTCGGCGAGCGGGCGTGTCCGCCTTCTTCTTGTTCACCGGGTGTGCGCGCCAGATGCGCAGACCCATGCGCTCGCCGTCAAGCGGCTTGCCGTTGACTCGCCAGTTGCCGTCCTGCAGCACGACCTCGGTCGCCGCGGCGACCTGCCAGTCCTCAGGTGCTGCGAGCGGGACGAGCTGCACCATCGGGGAGATCGTCCAGCCCTCGCCGGCAACGGTCAGGTGCATAGTGCACAGGCGCAGGAACTCGGGGTGCCCCTCCTCGCCGCCGTAGAACTCGTCGAGCGCCGCGAGGGCGATCGGGTTCTTCGTCTTCGCCCAGACGCCGTCGGCGTCACGCTCCTCGACGATGAGCTTCGCGCGCGAGATCAGAGCGCCCTCGATGTTGGCCGCCTGGCCGAAGTCGGGGACCAGATCGTAGAAGTCCCACGCGGCCCGCTGGAACTCCTCGCCACCGCGGGCGGAGTCCTTCCGACCCTTGCGGCCGCCGTAGCTGCGGGCCGACCCCATGATCGCCTTGGGACGAACCTGGCGCTCCCTCCGCGGCATCCCGACCCCTCACGTAGCGCTGGTGGCGCTCTGCGCCCTGCGATGGATCATAGCGGGGCGGCTGCCCACACGCACGAACACCCCGCACTACGGCGGGGCGTTCGCTGTGGATCGGGTGCATGACCCGGTCCAGAGAACCAGTCGGGGCGAGCGTAGCAGAGCGGAAGGCGGAGGAGTCGAACCCCACGCCTCTCGGCGCGCGTCGCCTAGCAAGCGAGCGCCGGCACCTGCCGGTCGTCACCTTCCGCGGAGAGAGGAGGGATCGAACCCCTGCCCTTGCGGACCAACCGTTTTCGAGACGGGTACAGCGCCACGCTGCTTCACTCTCCGTGGCATCGCAGGGTGTCGAACCCCGTGGCTACAGGTTTACAGCCCGCGCCCACCGCCTGGTTTCGATGCCGTGGCCGGAACGCAAAACTCCCCCGACCCAGGAGGGCCGAGGGAGTTCGAGAGTCGCCGAACTACCGGGGCCAAGCCTCCGATGAGTACGACGAATAACTGCGCATGAGCACAGCCTAGTCGACCGGGTCAGGGTCGTCGAACGAGATCGCGATGTCCTTGCCGACACGCTCCTCGAACCACTCGCCGGCGCCCTCTGCGGTGATGTTCATCTCGATGCGGCCGGACGGGGTGTACTTCGACCAGTCGGTGTTGCCGTCGCTGCCGGGCAGCGGCGTTGCGCGGACGACGGGAGCCAGCTCGACGGTGCGCGCAATCGCGCCACCAGAGACGGCCTGGCGGGTGCACTTCTGCACCCAGAAACGGGCTTTGACGGACATGATGCCTCCTCGGCGTAAAGCGGAATGTGGGTTACGAGGAGGCTGCGAACCCGGCGTGACCGGCGTCCGACCGTGGCTCCGACTGGGATTGAACCAGTGACCTCGCGATTTTCAGTCGCGCGCTCTGCCTACTGAGCTACAGGGCCAGACCCACCCCGGACGAACCGGGAATGGGCTTTGCACGGTCCGGTACTGCTTGAGCCCGGTTTCCGCACCGCTCCCCACCAAGGATTCGAACCTCGACCGGCTGGTCCAGAACCAGTCGTGCTGCCGTTACACCAGCGGGGACCATTGCTCAGAGCATAGCGCGGCCCCCACCTCCTGGGGAGAGGTGGGGGCCTTGGGGACTACGCGGCCAGCCTAGCTGTTCGGGTCGTCGCGCGTGATGACCATAGCGGCGAGGTACGCAATCGCGAGGCCGCCCCAGAAGATCCACCATGCCCAGGCGATCCACACCACGAACATGCCGCCGATGTACCACCCGATGCAGGCGAGCGAAGCCCAGAACGAGAAGCACCACCAGCACGTGAATAGCTCGAGCCAGCCGGTGCCGTCCGTCCAGATGGCCCACGTCTCCCGCCACCACTTCGTCGGCGGGAAGTCGTCGTAGACGACGGCGCGCGTGAAGCGCCCCACGCCGAGGATCGCCGTCGCGATCGTGAGCACGATGATCGGGAGAGTCTCCCAGGTCACCGCGATGTCCGCAGGCCCTGCGCCCAATTCTTCCTCCGGTAGTTCGAGCCCGGCGCCTGGTTGCGCGGGCGTGCTGAGACGGTTCCCTTGGCGGAGCCGAGGGACGACGATACGTGATGCTTGCCCGACAGGTCGGTCAGCGCCCAGACCCCGGCGTCGAGGCGGTCGGGGGACTTCTTCGTGACGCCGGGCACCCAGGTCAGCAGCTCGTCCTCGTAGTCGGCGAGGTCGGCACCTTCCAGGTGGTCGACGACGATCTGCTCGTAGAGTCCGGCGATCGGCTCGGCCCGGGCGAACTTCCCCTGCCGCGCCTTCACCTCGATGATCTTGCCCTTGAATCCAGCGTTGCGCAGGATCGTGGTGGCCGACGCGCCACCGTAGCGCTCGAGCACGATCGCGTCGGCGTCCAGATCCTCGTACAGCTTGATGGCGGCGAGCGCCCAGGCGTTCGGCGTGTAGCGGTCGGAGATGTCCTTCAGCACGCCGTAGCGGTCGCCGTACTTGCAGGCCGCGATGATGCCGGTGAGGTCGGACGACTTCGCGTCGGAGCCCGCCGGGTCGATCGCGACGACGACGCGATCCATGTCCTCGCGCTTGATCTTCTTCCGCTTCAGCCAGGCCGACTGCCACAGCGCGCCCTCGACGTCCTCGAGCAGCATGGCGTCCAGTTCCTGGCGACCCTTCCGGGTGCCCTTCAGCGGGTTGATGACGCGGCGCTTGTACCCCTCGTCCAGGTTCTTCAGGTTCACCGACGTCGGCACCGACACCAGCACGGTCGTCGGCGCCCGGTCGGGCAGGCCGGTCTCCTCGTCGATCGACTCGAGCTCCTGGCCCTTCTCCTCGATCCGCTCCCGGGTCCACTTCACCGGCAGTGGCGACGACGTCAGCAGCGTGCGGGCACCACCCGGGACGCCCTGCGACCGCAGACCCAGCGTGTAGTTCGACCAGACCTCCTCGATCAGCACCATGTGGCAGGGCTCGTCGAGCCAGCCGCCACCGTGCTCCGGGCCACGCAGCGACTCCGGCTCCTCCGCCGAGTAGCCGAACGCCTTCGCGCCGTTCTCGAAGGTGAACTCCATCAGGGCGGGCTTCCAGTCGTAGCTCTCGCCCGCTGCCTCACACGCCTTGATGAGCCCGGCCGGACCCTCCACCATCGTCTGGCGGACGTCCTTGCCGCGCCGACCGATCATCGCCAGGCGGTCGGTCTTCTGCGCCATCTTGCGGGCCCAGTTGCCACCGGCCTTCGTCTTGCCGGCGCCTCGGCCGGCCATGTAGAACCACACGTCCCACTGCCCCGGCGGCGGCCACTGGTCACCGCGAGCGTGCTTGTACGGCACGCCCTCGTGAGGCTCCCCGTCGCACGAGCGGCCACGCTGCGTGCAGTACCAGATCTTGACCTCGCCGTTCGTCTTGCGGTTGTACCGCTCGAGCAGCTCGACGCGCTGCTTCTCGGGCAGCCGGTCGATCTTACGCAGCAGATCCTTCGCGTTCGGCACCGTCTCGAGGCTCACCGGGCTGCACCTCCCACCGCCCGTACAGGGCTCCGTCGATATCACGCGAGGGTGGGGCACCGCGTCGCCCGATTGGGGTGATCGCGATGTCCTTCTCGAACAGGTCCGTGGCTTCCAGACCGAGGTCCATCGCCACGAGCGCCAGCGTAGCGCGCCGGATGTAGCCGGAGATGGAGATGCCGCGCTTGCGCGCAGCCTCTACCAGGAACGAGTGCGCCGCCACGGACAGCCCGACGCGCGAGACGTGGGCGTACTGGCTGGCTGCACGGTGACGCGATGCCGTCTCTGCGGCCCTCGCCGCAACGGCATCCCGGACGACCTGAAGCGGGTCACGGTCGCCCATGACGATCCCCCGGCATCCCGGGACGCGAGATCCCGAACACGACGAAGCGCCACATTGCGCGGAGGATCACGAACACGACGACGGGCCAGAACAGGAACGCCATCGCCAGGCCGACGAAGTAGAGCGGGCCCATCAGTCCCCCATCGGGTCGGCCTCGTCGGGCACGAGGTCGGCATCCCAGATGTCGGCCTCGATCGCGAGCCTGTCGCCGTCGACCTGGGTGAGCATGACCTGCACCATCTGGTTCAGCTCGGCCGAGCTGGCGGACACCTCGACGCGGCTGGGCGCCTTGGCGCCGGCGATGATCGCGTGCGCCATCAGATCCTTCGACGCCTGCTCATGCCACCGCAGCTTTTCGGTGTTCGGGATGCGCTCGATCTCCTCGCCGGTCTCCTCGTCGTAGATGACCAGGAAGTCCGCCTGGGCCATGGCCGACGAGCGCGCCCACTGCTGCTCGGCGCGCATCACCTCGGACTGGCGCAGCGTGTCCCAATCCTCCGGGGCGTGCGTGCTCGACAGCGCCGCGATGTACGCCGACTTGGCGGCCGCGGCATCCGAGTAGTCCAGCAGCTCGGCGATCTTGTAGAACGGCACGCCGTCGAGGCGCAGGTTCACGCAGGCGACGGAGCGCTGTGTCGGCGTCGGCAAGCGCTGGACGTCCACCTCGAGCCGGGGCAGGACGGGGACGCGCGCCTTCAGCGGCTTGCGCTTCGACGTCGTCGGGACGGTGGTCGGCGCCGGGATCTCGACGTGGCGGATCTGGTCGGTCATGCCGGCACCTGACCTGCGGCGGCCCGGAACGTCTTCGCCGTCTGGGCGATGGCGTCGAGGATGTCGGCCGGCTCCTCGGGCTCCGGCTCCGGCGGGTCGATCAGTCCGAGCCGCAGCGCCTCGCGCTCAGCGATGGCGACACCGCCGGTGAGCGCGGCGTGGCGCATCTCGACGGCGTTCAGCCGGACGTACTTCGACGGCAGGTCGGTCTCCGGGTCGCGACGGGCGCCGCGCCACGGCGACTGCCAGCACTCGCGGCGCAGTCGGGCCAGACGCTCGAATACGGCGTCACGCTTCTTCGGTGCCATTGCTGTCCTCCTGCATCAGGGTCCGAAAGTAGTTGGAACGGTCGAGGCCCCGGCGGGCTCGTTTCGTGTCGAGCTCGCCGAGGCCGTCGTCGTCGAGACGAATCGGGACGATGTGTG